AGTCGAGATATTAGTGCCTCCCGCAACTGTAAGGACATCAGTAGGAGCACTAGCAGTAGTACTGCCAGTGTCAGCAGAGATTCCTTCAAAGAGGTTTTGAGTGGTGCCACCACCTCCTCCATCAGATGTTTCATCATTTGCAGCATACCAGTGGGAGTTAGATGCACTCCATTTTAATACTTGTCCGTCAGAGGGTCCACCTCCAACTGTCATGTCAACGTCACCAAGTTTACCAATGCCTGATGTGACATCAACTAATTCTACCCAGTTACCAGCATGAGCAAAGTATCCCTTTCCTTCAGTATGAGCATGAGCAAACATACCATGATAGGTAGTTGCGTCTGGAAGACCAGCAACATCTGGAAAATGATTAGACCACTTTAACTTACCATCTGCACCATCAATTATAGTCAGAGCATCGCCAGTACTACCTGTCCAAAACTTAATGTCTCCCGTACCGTTAGGTTTGAGAGTTATATCACCATTACTTGAAGATATAATGTCATGTCCGTTGACACTCAGGTCTTCAGAAAGTGCATTTAATCCACCCTCAACGAACGCAGTTCCATTCCATTTAAGGAATTGACCGCTACTTGGTGTCCCGACGCTAATCTGAAGGTTGGTGTCGTTACCGAGAGCTGTGTATAACTCATCTATGATACTATTAAGTTTAATAGCACCATCTCTCAGACTATCACCAGTCCCGTCGTTAGCTGCCGAGCCAATATTTAGATTTTGCTTAGGCATTGGTAGTTACTTTTCTACAGTGTTATTTAGGTGCCATCGAAGGTTTGTTGTGTGGAATCGAATCCGCTAGCAGTACTATCGAATCTATTAGCAGTAGATGAACCACCACCGTCACCACCTGTTACGGTTAATATTGCAGCATTTGAATCCAATGGCGAATTCTCTGCTGGAGGAGCTCCTACTGGTCCTGTAATACGACAACGATATCTATATCCAGTCATATACTGCAAAGCAGTGACTGATATACTATTAGTTGTTGCTCCAGTTACAGCAGCATATGCATAACCACCGTCAGTAGACTTATACCACTGATAAGCCATAGGACCATTCTCAGGTATAATCTGAGATGTAACAGTGAATGTAGCAGTCTCACCACCATTGACAGTGACGTTTTGTGGTTGTGCTCCAATCTGTAAGGTTGGTGCAGGTCCATCACCACCATCACCTTCACCTGATCCAGGTGCTCCTTGTGGGTCTGACCCATTATTAGCAGGTGGTGTAATAGTCTCTCTAGTCAATGGTCCCATGATAAATGGGAACTTAACATTATCAGTATTTGCTGGATCGACAGTTACGAAATAAGCATAGGTGCCATTAGCATACTCTGGTGTTACACAGAATCTACCATTGAAACTATCTAAGTCTCCAGTTGCCTCAACATACTCCCAGTCCTCCATTAAGGTACCAGCAGGAGGGTTGTCTTGGTCATTACCATAATCAGGTCTTCCTGGTGCTTCAGTTGCTTTAACTGAATAGGAAGAAGTCATAACTCGTGTGCCACTTAGACTATTCCAAGGAGTGTCATATGCGTAGGGTCCATATACTGGGAAGCCGTCAAATGCTATCCCAATCATCTTAGAATGACCGTCTGGGTGACGAATATTGTTACCATTATATTGTGTGCTACCGTAGTAGTCATTATATGCTGCCATTGTTGAATTACTCTTCCAACATTCTAGGAAGTCTGGATCATGATAGTGATACATACCCTGCTCTTGAGGGTGTCCACCACATGAATCCTCACCAAAATTTACAAAAGGTGCATCTCCACCAGCAACCCAACTAAATCCTGATGGTGGGTTACCACCTGTACCAGCAGAAGGATTAAAGAAAGGAACACCATTGGCAGACATACCAATAGCACCTAATGGAGTATCAGTCCTACCGTTTCTCTGGTCATAAAATGTATATGTGCCATTCTGACCTGTGCCAGAATCTTCCATTATAATATCAATTCTACTGTCAGTCGCTAACCAGAATTCACCAGCGATAGACGTAAATACTGTGCCTCTGAAGATAAACTTTTTCTTAATGTTATCTCCAAAATCAAACATTATATGGTCACCTGGTTGTATATTAGGTGTACCACCAGTAAAATTAGTTAAGTCATTTACTGATATATTAATAGATCTAATAAATCCATCCTGTGTCCAGGTATTGTCTTCAAACTGTCTAGTAGTGCCAAATGTCCCACCACGATACTCAAAGGTATGATCCCAATCATGCACCTGCACGGTGTTAGGATTATCATTATTAGGGAACGTGCCATAACCCACGGGAGTCGGAAGACAATCCGAGCTCACCGTGAGTGCTTTAGTACCTGAGTTGTATGAGGCAGTTGCAGCCATGGTTTTACTTTTATTTAGATGTCGTCAAATATCAAAGTAGGATTGAAGTTACTGATTACAGTCGCTCCAGTCTGGACGCTCAATACAGCAGATAGTGAGTAAACAGGAGTTGCACCACTAGCAGTAATAGCGACTCTGTATTCGTCACCATCGTCTGCCTGTGCGGTATTGCCTGTGTTGTATGTTGCTTGGTTAGCACCAATGATGTTGCTCCAAGTTTGTGTACCATACTCCTTCTTCTGCCACTGATAATTCATTGTCTCACCGTTAGTTACAGTGGTAACAACTGTGAATGCAGCAGTCTGACCTTGGTTAACTGTTACGTTAACTGGGTCTGTAACGATTGCGATTGTGCCAGGAGTAACTCCACCACCCTCTTCATTACCAGGACCTTCACCTGCGAGTACGTCAAATCCACCGTTAATAGGACCGCCTTCTGGAGGTGTCCAGTCATCTGGGACTTCATTATCAATAGCGATTGCTGGTAATGAATAACCAGAACCTTCTGTCTTAACGTCAACACGAGATACACCCATGAGTGCCTTCAATCGTGAGTCAAATCCTGAAGAGGAGATAACGTCAACGTTAGGACGTGAAGTATAACCGTCACCTGGGTTGGTGAGGATTGCGTTAGTTAGTTGACCAGAGGTTATGTTAGCAAGTGCGTCTGCGTTTCTACCCTTAACTGATCCAGTATATTCAAAGGTAATCAAGGAGTTAGAAGACTCAATTAGAGCAACTTCTCTCTGGAATTCTTCACCCTCAATCATGAGGTGGTCACCAGCTTCAATTGGTGGTACCACAGTAGCAGCGATAACGTCAGCGTCACTACCAATGTATGAGAAACCAACGAAGGTTGCACCGAATCTTGGGACTTCAGCAAAGATGATACGTGAACCAACAATCTCGTATGCAACTCCTGGTTCCTGAATGATACCGTTGAGTGAAACGATGATGTTGTTTTCTGGACGTATAACGTTAGAAGAAACACCCTCAGTCAGTGTCAAGGAGTAGAATAATCCACTACGCTTGAGGTTGAAGGAAGACTTCAAGGAGTCAAACTCGAATGATATGTCATCCAACTGACGTAGTTTACCAACGTAGTAACCAACGAATTGTGATCCAATTACAGGTGGCTCAGTAAACTGTATCTTGTCAGAGAATGCAACGTATGCGTTAGTTGCACCAGGAGGTTGTAGGATACCGTTAACGAATGCCAACAGGTGTCCAGCAGGGTCTGGATAGTATGCTTCACCATTGCTGACCGTAAGGTCGAAGGTTGTCTGCACTCCATCAAATCCTCTGAAGTATCTGTCAACTCTACCTTCAAGTTTTCTAGCAGAGGAAACAGCACCACCCCATCCATCATCAGATGCGAGTGACATATTGTCAACGAAATCACCAACAGCATCCTCTACCCAAACAGTAGCAGTAATACCTGCTTGCTCAATAGCAACTACCTTAGCATAAGATGAGTAGTCTGTTGTAGTGTAACTAGAAACACCAGCATAAATTGTTGGGAAGTTAGACCCAATAACCAATTTACCAATGTTGTTGTTAGGGTTGGTTATTTCAGATATAGGAGCACCAATTCCAACTGGGACTAGGTTACCAATCCAGAGTTTGTGGATACCGTTATCTGGGTCATTTGTATACTTGGTTACAGTAGCATGGAATCCTGGATTCTTCTCTGTTGTGCCTTGTAGTAAGATGACTTCATCACCAACGTTGAATGTATCATTAACACCAGTATCAATGATTGCAGTGCCTAGATTCAATTCGTAAACACTACGTCCATGGACATATTGGTTAAGTTGTAGTTGTGTACCACTGATACCCTTAACATCAAGGATGTAAGAAGTAACACTACCGTAAATAACGTCTCCAGTGATCCAAGGATCCTTAATTGTTTCAACGTCAATAGTGATACGACCACCAGTGTTACCTGTTAGACTACCAGACTTGTTAGCATATTCTTCTATGTAAGCTTCAACTGAAGAATCTCTATCGAAGAACCAATCACCCTGATTGAAACTTCCCATCTTAAGATTTGTGAAGAAGCGATCCGAGGAGCTATCAACAGTAGCAGTGGTACCACTTGTAGTTCCTTCAAGGACATCATTCTGGTTGATTGTGCCAGCAATAGTATGCAGTTTCAAGAATGAAGTGCCAGTCTCACTAACTGGACCTGCTTGTAGTAGGACTCCCTTATTGTTTGTTGCACCTTGTACCACAACCTCTTCACCGTTAGTGAATGTCTCATAAACGGAGTTATTTTGTGACTGATTAGAAGTTACAAAGTGAGTGAATAGTTGTCTTACATTCGCTGCATTCATTGTGATAGAGGATACCTCAGCAGAAGCATCAGATGTGCCACCGAAGATAACGTCAGCAGGGTTAAATCCACCCTGAATTGGAGTCTCACTTGGGTCAGTTGGATAATGAGGAGCAGTCCTTGTGATACCACTTCTTCTCTCTACTGCTAAGATTTGAGCACCAGCATTAGATGTATCTACCTGGAATTGTCTAAATCTTCCATCATGAGTCATAGCAGCACCAATTTCTAACCACTCAGCAGTTGCAGTTAAGCAGTAGAAGTATGGTTGCCCAGCAAGACCACTTAGTGACTGAGAAGATGCAGGGATATATGTAAGAATATCACCACGTCTGAAGTTGTTTGGTTGGTTAATACGGACTCTATATTCTGCCCTCTCAAATCCAACTTCAACTTCTGGAGTTAGAAGGACAAGTGCAGGGTCTGTATTCCAGTCCTTACCTACCTCATACTTGTTACTTAAGTTAGTAACATCAGTAGAAGGGATAAACTGGATACGTGCTTCAGTTGCGAAACTTGACCTTTCAAGTGCAAATTCTATTGGGTTGAGTGAAGAGTCAACAATAAATTCAACTGCTTCCTGATTCCACTCGAATCTGTCTGCTGGAATGTATACGTCATAATTCTGCCAAACTGTGTCAGAGGTATGAAGATACATAACACTCTTAATATACTCACGTATACGTGTTAAGCAGAATATTAAGTGAGACCTAATGACAGTTGGGAATGCAATGAAGTTACCTTCACCATCAAACCATGTTTGTGATAACTTGAATGAACCAGCATTACCACCAGTTACCAAGTCATAACGGACTGCCTTAAGAACGTCCTCAGCAAATTGTATGGTAAGGTTGGTTGTTGGATATGTTGATTGAGTCTCACCGAATGATCTTCCAGCAATAGATTGAGTGTTGTATAGTAATACATTAGCAACTCTCTTACTATTATTATATCCACGACCAAGGGTATCAGCCATTATATCAAATAAGGTGTCTGTTGCTGATGTGCAATCGAAGCATGTACCTTCCTGATAATCAACGTTACCGTTGTATGGGAATGTCTTAGTTACACTAGCAGTTAGATAATTAACATTATTCTCTGCTGCTTGAGTAATTGTATTAATGAATATATCAGTCAATGTGCTAAGTGCAGATGCACTTTCTGGACATGTCATATTCCATGTACCAAATTGATCAGATCCACCATTTGCAGAGTCGTAAGTGACACTCAAGTCTCTTACTACAACCTCTGGACTATACTTAATAGGCCATGCAATTGGCATTGTGTATGCTCTGCCATTAACACTACCAGGATTCTGAATACCATCAGTTACAAACTGGATTAATGAAGTAATATCATTTTCTACTTGTTGTGATTCATTACCTGTGTAGTTATAATCTACCAGACGACTTCTCCAGTAAGAGAGTTTTGTGCTAACTGGATATGCCCAAGAATTAACTGCTGTGATAGGTAATACCCTGTCATCAGCATAATCAGTAGGTCTTGGATATGCATGGTTAGTAGCATTCTGGTCACTTGTGCAAGTGAATACTATTGATTCAGGATCAAGTGTGACATTATCACGTTGATTTAGAGTGTTAGATGCAACAGTCAATGTCAAGTCACCTGTAACTGGGTTATAGTAACCATCAGTAGGTGTCAATGTAGCACCAGTGTCTACGATAGTAACGCAGTTTGCAGCGGCACTTACGAATGAGTGTCTATAATCACCACCCTTAATAACTGCACCTGAGATAGCACTTACGAATGTATGAATGTCTGTCTTACCAGCACCAAGTCCAACTCCAACGTTAACTGTAATTGTTGTAGCAGTTACAGAATGGATTTGAATGTTCTGACCACTCATAGGGTCAGTTGCTCTTGGATATGTGTGGTTAGTAGCGTGAGCGTCTCTAGCACAAGTGAATGTTAATCCAGCATTAGCAATGGTAATTGTCTCAGTGTCAGCAACAGAATGACTTCCAACTTCTAGGATTAATATACCTGATACTGGGTCGTATGTTGTGCCAGAAGCAGCAGTCAATTGATCTCCAGTGGAGGAAACTATAGCATTTGGAGCACCAGTTACAAACTTATGCTCGTAGCTACCAATTCCAACGTTAACTGTAATGGTACCATCTTGTTTCTTAACTGCATGTGGTGCAGCAGATACGAAGGTATGTGCTGATAGGTCAGAAGACTTACCTAACATAACATCGAATGTTTCTGATGTAGTGTTAGATACTGCCAACCATTCATCACCAGCTGGGTCGGATGCCCTAGGATATGCATGGTTAGAAGTGTTGTCATCTCTATCGCAAGTAAATACTATACTTCCTTCTTCGATATAAATGTATTCATTTGCTTTCTCAATACCATTAGTAGCACCAGTTACAAACTTATGCTCATAATTACCACCACCGATTAAAGCACCAGGTTGAGCAGATACGAATGTATGGTCATACTGATTATTCGCAGCAGCGACATCTACATCAATAGTAATCCATCCACTCTGTCTGTGTAGGCAACCTGCCTCAGCACCAGTGAAGGTATGAGTGAAGTCACCACCAACCTTAACTGCACCAGATGTAGCAGATACGAAGGTGTGACTATAGTTACCACCTGAGGTAATCAGAGACCTGCTAACACCGTTAGCTCCACTAATGGATACGAATGTATGAGCAGTAGTATTTGTAGAAGGTACTACGTCTAGGACTTGGACATCGAATGTGTCACCATTCCAGTTTGATATCTCTAACCATCTACCACTAGAGGGGTCAGTAGACCTAGGATATGCATGGTTAGTATTATTATTATCTTTGTCGCATGTGAATATGAATGTGCCATCAACAATCTTGATGAAGTCACCGTTAGCAAAGTCATTTGCTACGATTACAGCACCAGTTGATGTGCCACCAGACCATGTATGAGTAGAGGTATCTGTAACAGCACCTTGACCACCGTTGACATTAACTGTAATAGTCGTACCACTAACAGCAGTAATATCTAATACTGTGTCGTATGCATAGTCAGCACCGTTAGCAGTTGCTGCTCCATTTGCACGTGGATATGTCTTAACACTTGCGTTACCATCACCCATGTAGTCACATGTAAATGATAGTGAATTAGGCTTCAGTTTAATCTTATCATTTGTAGTCAATGTATGTGACCCAATGGTCAGTTCCATGACACCTGATGTTGGGTTGTAAGTAGCAGTGCTAACATCCTTAGTATCAGCAGGGATGCTGATATTCATCTTACCTGTTTCAGGATTGTAAGATGCACTGGTTGG